CAAAAACCGTCCCTTACCTACTGCAAAAGATGCAGAAGCTGCTTAAGGCGGTAGAGATGGGACTTTACACGGGCGTGCTCTGCATAGAGCTTGAACGTCTCAGCCGTGGGGACGGAGCAGACCAACAAAGGATACTGAAGGCGTTTCAGTTCTCCGACACGAAGATAATCACGCTAACAAAGACCTACGACTTGGCGGGTGATGATTCATTCGACGAGGAATTCTTTGAATTCGGATTATTCATGAGCCGAAGAGAATACAAGATGATTAAAAAGCGCCTGTATCGCGGAAGGATACAGGCGCAGAAAGAAGGCTATTTCATCGGATCGCGCCCACCATACGGTTACAACAAGGAGCGAATCGGCAAAGGCTATGTTCTGGTGCCGAACGAGAACGCGGAAGTTGTGCGATACATCTTCAGGAGGTACGCGCAGCGCGAGACGGCGGCCAACATCCTGCACGACCTCAACAATATGGCCATTCCGACCGTGACTGGCACGAAGTGGACGGCCTACGCTATCCGCGAGGTCATTAAAAACCAAACGTACATCGGCAAGATAAACACGAAGACCGTCCGCTGTGAGAAGTCAATCAAAGACGGGAAGGTCGTTCAAAGGTGGCTCAACAACTATGAACCAGTTGTGTTTTGCAGCGTGTGCGGCAAGACGATTCGCCGCACACATTACGACTATAAGGGCGAAAGAACTTTCTACTATGGTTGCGTCACGTCGCGATGCGAGACGAAAAACACCTTCACCCACGTCGTATACGACATGGTTATGGCGGAACTCAAGAAGGAGCTTGAGCGCCAGCAGGTCATGCTAGCCGATTACGACACGTCGCCAGATCATGACGCGAGAAAAGACGAACTCGAAATGCTCAAAGCTGAACTCGGCAAGAAGTCGATGATGCTTGAAAGGGCATGCGAGGCATACGAGACCGGAATCTACGACCGCCAGACGTATCTTGAGCGTGTGCAGAAGGTCAACGCCGCGAGGGCAGAGCTTCAGGCAAGGGTAGAGGAACTTGAAGCGAGCATCGAGGAAAGCGAGGAAAGGCACGCGAAGGCCGTGCCGATTCTCACAAGGGTTGTCGAGGAAATGCACACCTTGGAGCCGAAGGAGCAGAACGACCTGCTCAAGATGATTGTCGATAGAATTGAATACGAAAAGACTGAGTCGGGCGCGGCGATAGAGCCAACGCTTCGAATCAGTCTCAAAATATAATCTTTCCACCATCATGAGGGGACACATTTATGCACCCCTCCATGATTCCAGAGACATAATTAAGGCGGATAGCTCAAGTGCTACCCGCCTTTTTGCTATGCAGTGCGTTTCCACATGTAAACGGCCAGATACGGAGGGAGATTGTTGTGCGCCCTGCCGCCGCCCGCGTACATCGTCTGAACGTTGCCGCCGAATCCCTTCTTGTCCTGCGCCTGAACAGTCATGAACGGGGTTGCGCTGCCAGATGCGTTGAGGTTGTCAATCTCGTGGTTGTGTCGCGGCATTTCGTCAGCCGTCAGAGTGTGGGCAGCTTCGCCGCCAGTGCTCCCAGCCGCGTATGTCTTATCGGCTCCAAGAAGGAAACGCCCGCCGATGCGCTCCCATGTCCCACCGAAGAGCGAGGACGGGTCAACCTCTGTCACGCTCAGGTAGATCGCGCCGACCGGGTAGGCTCCCTGAGCTGTGAGCCATGCCGAATCGCCCAGCTGCAGAACGTCCGATTTGCTCGGAAGGCAGTTCACGCCGACGCTCGACTTCTTGGTGTCAATGAAGAACGACGGAATGCCCTTGCCCAAAGTCAGGTTGTATTCGGTCGATTCCAGCTTGTCGGCGATTGTCACAACGAAATCGTATGCTGAATCCCTGTCGCACGTCACCGTGGATTGGATGGAATCGGCCAGCTCGATTGGCGCCACATAGCTCGAATCCGAAACCTTCTTGAACTTCGCCGTGATGGTGACGGCGTTCTTGCCGTTCAGGTACGAGTAGCGGGCACTCGCCGTGATGTACGTGGTCGGTTCGAAGTTGTTCAGGCGGTGAAGGTCGATGACGGCAGTCGGTGCGCTGTAATCATCGACGGTCACCTGCACGGATTGGCTCGCAGTGAACCCACGGCTGTCGGTTGCCGTGACGGTCAGAGCTTGCGAGTACGAAACGTCCACAGATCCCAGCGAGACTGTCCCAGAACTTGTGACTGTCTTTGATACTCCACCGAACGCGATGGTGTAGCTCGCGATGGTCGCGCCCTTCTTTGCTGTCGCGGTAGGCACTTTCACCGCAAGCGTCGAGTGGTTCTGGATGATTCGGGACTTGTCCCCAGTCACCGCCACCGTTGCCGCGTTCGTGTCCTCATACGATACGGCTCCCAGCTCAGGCGCTGCATCAACGACGTTCATCTTCCTTTCGGCCCGCGAGTAGTAGGCGGCGCCGTCGATGGTCGTTTTAAGCGCATAGTTCACCTTAAGCGTCGGCGAATTCCTGCTCGCGTTGCGTAGGGTCGTGCGCTCCGAGTCGGTGAGCTGCATCGTGTACGAGCCGCTTGCCCCGCTTATCGCGCCAGATCTAGTGATGCTCCCGCCAGCGAACTCGATTGAAACGTCGCACGCGAAGCTCGACGGATTGCTGTAGGTGAGCGTCGGGTTCGTCTCGTCGGTGAAGTCGTTGGCGGTCACGATGGTCGCGTTTCTGGCAATCCTGTCGAGCGAGATGGAGCCAGATGCCGTGATGCTCCCGACCTTCTTGCCGTCAATCGTGGCGTTGATGTTGAACGTGTCGGTTAGCTGCGCCGTCTTGGTGCCGTCGGCGTCATGCGACACCCTGTGGACGGTCGTGCCGAGAAGGACCGAGCCGCCCTTCTGGTTGATGCTGCCAGAAGTGTATCCCTGCGAAACACCTCCGACCGAGCATGTGTTCGTTCGCGAAGCGATGTTCAGCGAGTAGGCGGAGCCTATGACCAGCGTGTGCCTGACTGTCACGTCGGAATAATTGCCGGACGCGTTCTGGGCCGCGCTCCAATCCGCCCGCAGCGTATACCCTCGATAGGCGCCTGTGATGCTGCCACTTGATGCCATTGCTTCTCCCCCTTTCCTATGCCAGCGCGACGAACGCGATACCAGTGCTCGCGTCAGTCTTGATGGGTACCATCTTCATCAGACCGCCGATAGCGAGCGAGCTGTTGACGTAGCCGTTCGCCATGTAGAAAACGCCGTCCGTCACCCCGTAGGTCTGGTTGCCGTTCGCGTCGTAGCCCACAAGCCCTTGCGAAGCGTTGATTTCGATTCGCGAGCCATCATGCGCCCACATGCGAAGCCCGTCCTTGTCGAGCTGCCCAAGAAGCGAGCCACCAGCCGAGCGAACCTCCATCACGCCGTTTCCGTTGTCGCTTCCGCCGAGCTTCAGGGTGCCGCCCTTGATTAGATCGGCGACGAAGTTGATGACGTTGATGTGCTGCATGTTCATCGTGCCGTCGATGCCCCAGGCGCTCTCGAAAGTCCCCGCGATTCCGTTGCGCGAGAAGGCGATGCCGTTGTCGTTAATCATGATGACGTTGTGCGCGTCCTCCTTCGGCAGCGAGTCCAGCACCAGGATTTTAGAGCCATCGTATATGACGTATGAGGCGCCCATCGACTGCGTGATGCTCTGGGTCACAGTGTCGGCGACGCCCTGGATGGCGTTGTTGACCGTGCTCTGCGCCGCGCTCTGTGCGGACGATTGGAGCGTGCCAGCAAGGCCGCTGAGCGTCTTCTGGAAGTTCCCGAACTCGATTTCGGTGTACTTGCCGAGAATGCAGTCGTATACGAAGCCAATAACGTTGGTCAGAATGTGCACACCCAGCCGCTCGTCTATGACCTCCACCGTATCGCCTATGTCCGTCACGCGCTCCATATCGGCCTTGAGCGTGTAGTTGACCTTCGGGATGCAGTTCTTGTTGACATAATCCTGCGCCTGCCGCCTCAGGTCATCCACCAGTGCTTTGCGGTACGCCGCCTCGTCTTTGCCGTAATCGTCCTTCTTGATGTCGGATTGCGAGAAAGAGACGGTCTTGGTATACGGAATCGGCCACTTCTGCTCGCTCTCGACGTAGATTGAGGCGCTCGCGTCCTGGTCGTTGAGGAGGATGCCGTCCGCGCCTACTGGGAGCAGCTTCGTGACGACGCCGCTCCAATCTTCCTTGCACGTCAGTTCCTTCAGGTTCTTGCGGTACCTGATGGTCACGCCGTTGTCTGCGCCGATTGACTGGCGAAGCTCGATGCGGAAGTTGTCGCGTACAAGATGCCCGCCCCAGCGCTCGATGACCGTCTGGATCGCTTCGTATAGCGACTTGCGGACGCAGCGGAACGAGTTGATCGTCTGCACGTCCGAGATTGTGACGAACTCGCTCTTCGGCTCCGTCGCCTCGTTCAGGTGGTCGAGCGCGGAGTTGGCAGTCATGTCAACGACATACGAATCCGCAATGAGGTAGTTCTTCGAATCGTAAAACACATGCCACGCCTTCAGCGAGACCTTGGTGCTCTTCTTGGTCATGTCCGAGATGCGGAACGCCTGAGCGCCCTGCGGCGTGTCGGCCACGATTATCCTTCCGCTGGTCAGGTAGTCGGCGTACTTCGTGCTCGCTTCCAGATCTAGGTAGTAGTCGCCGTTGTCCTTCTTTGTGACCTTGGCCCTAGCGGGAAGAATGACCATGTCGCCGTTGCTGGTGAAGTCCTTGTCTGTTGCTTCGAAAACCCTAATCATTTGTGCACCTCCCTATATGCAAAGGGGGCGCATCGCTGCACCCCCCGAGCGTTCAATCTTTCTACGGCCTTAAAGCTCGATGCCGTAAATGTCCTTGTAGGCCGCCTTCGTCGCGTCCTTGTACTTTGCGGGGACGCTGTCGAAGGTGCGAATCCCCTTGAAAATCAAGCGTGCGTAGATGTATCCCATAATTTAAGCCCCCTCTACGATTCCCGCCACGGCTTCCTGAAGCTCGCTGATTTGCTCGGCGTTGATTTCGACCTGCTCCTTCACGCGGTTGGTGAAATGGGCAACGACGTTCTCGCCGTCCGTCTCGGCCTTCACGGAGACGGGGACTAGATGCTCCATAGTGGAGCCGTCGAACTCAGCGCCCTTCAGGTTGTCCTCGATGAACTCGGCGCGGATAGCGTCAAGCTCAGCGAAGGTCTTGACTACCGCCACGCAATCGAGCGCGGTGCTCCCGTCAGTGAACTCGATGGTCTTTCCGTCTGCGAATTTGTAAATCTTTGCCATGGTTTCCCCTATTCTGCTGGCTATCTTTATTCTGGATGCGGAATGCTACGAGCGCGTCACCGGGAAGACGAGCTGACCGAAGAAATACGAACCGTTGTTGTTGTCGTTCACGTAGGCGTTAATCGTGCCTGAGTTCGTGACCATTATCTGGCCGTAAAGGCTGTTTTCCCCTCGGAACCTCAGCGTCCCGATGTAGGCGACATCTTCGTCGGCCGCCGCCTCGGCGTCGATGTGTCCAAGCGGCCTCAAACCGTCCGGGAGGCTTCCCAGCCTTACGACGGCGGCCTTCTGGGAGACCGTCAGGTAGTCGGCGGCGATGACGCACACGCCGCCCTCGACGTAGCACATGAGGCCGTCCCCGAGGCGCGTCTGCATCCGGGATACGGAGTCCCCAAGGGTTGCAAGCTCGCCCGAAACGGTGGTCGCGGCAGAATTAGAATCGCTGATGGCATTGCCCTTGGCGATTGCAGCCGTCACCTTGCGCAGAACGCCGTTAACGACAACATAATCTCCGGCCGCGTACGCCTGCGATGCCGTGGCTGAGGATTCAATCGCCGCGCTCGGCACGATTTGGCGCTGGAGCGCGATGCTGTCTGAGTTGTTGACCGTAAACGTGGATGTGGTGCTGTCGGTGTATGTGATTGTGTAGGTATCAACTGAGCCAGTCGTGCCAGTCTTTTTGATGCTGGTGATTCCTCGCCCGTTCTTTCCCTTGATGTTCCCGATTAGTGTCTTTGCCATATCATCACCCCTCTGTCACATAGTATAGGTTGCCAGTCGATGGGTCGTATTCGAAGTCTGGCGCCTTGTCCGAGTCCGAATGGTAGACCCAGAGGTTGCCCTCCGAATCGACGCCCATGTTGAAAAGTCCAGACACGGGCACCGAGATTGTGTTCCCCGTGTCTCCCTTCTCGCCCTTCTCGCCGTCGCGGCCGTTCGTGACGTAGAAACTGCTCTCGGTCCCGTCCGTCATCTTGACGGTGTACGTGTCGATAAGGCCGTCCGAAGCGGTCTTGTCGATTGACTCTATGCTCGCGCCTGCTTCTCCTTTGAGCAGCATGATCTTGACGTTCTCGTCTATCTTCGCCATTTCATCACCCCCTAAAACGTTACGTCCTGCATAATTTCGAGCACACCGCGCATGACCGTGAAAACGTCGCCGTTGCAGCCGATTTCGAAGTCATAGAAGTACTTGCCGGGCTTGGCGCTGGCGGTGTCGCTCGGAGCGACGCGCACGGTGTACGCGCCCGGCCCGACCTTGGAGACTCCGTCCGAGAGCGACTTCTTGAAGAGGAATCGGCTGTCGCTGCGGTTGGACTTGCAGGTGAAATACGCCCGCTCCAAATCCTGCTCGAAAGGCGCTCCCGTCTCGTCGTATACCTGAATCCCGAAGGAAAGGGTATCGCCGCGCATCATGCGGATGTACTTGTCTTCCATCGAAAAATTAGTCCGCACCATCATAACCACCTCGAGAAATCTTCAACCCTGATTCCGGTAACGTCACCGTTCCATGACAGGACGTTCTCGCCGACGTTCAGGCGCAGATCTGCGTAATCGCCGGTCACGTGTCGGTTCATAAGCTCATTGCCACGGTACGCGTTCATTTCCTCAGCGTCTATCGTGATGCTGCCGCCCTCGATTGAGAACGAAAGCACCGTGACGGCGTTGATTGCCAGCTCGACGTTCCCGCTGCCGTACACCGTGACGGTCGGCCTTGACACGACGTTTCCGCGATTCGTCAGTGCGATTCGGTTGAAGCTGTCGCTCGCCATTGTGACGCTCAGGGTGAAGTCTACCGAAGTTCCGGCCTTGATGTCGAGCCACAGTGCATCGTACCCGGCGTTCGAATCAGCCGCTGCGGTTATAGTCGAGCTGCCGTTGCTCTTCAGCTCCATGTAAGAGCCGCCGAAAGACCTGTCATTCGACGGTGAGCCGTCGATGAGCCTTAACGCGCACCCGGCAGCGCTGCCACCAGCCGAAGCGGTCAGTGTGTAGCTGCCAGAAAGCGACATGCTCTCGATTGGTACCTCTATATCAACATCGCTCGTTGCCTTGCCAGATACCCTGATGCTGCCGTCGCTCGAAGTGGCCGTTATGCCGAACTTGCTGACCGACGAATCCTCGACGTGTATGAGCTGGTTCACGATGTCGAAAGTCCTGTCCACCGCGTCATACTTGAACGGCTGAACGTGCATCTTCACCTTCGCCGTGCGGAACCGTATCAAGCGTTTGAAGTCGATTTGGTCGAGAATCTTGTAGCGGTAGTACTTGTCAGGCTCGTTGCTGAAAACGACCTCGCCCTCGGAATCGAAGAAGGCGATCGCGTCATCGATGTCGAAGTCACCGTGGAGGCCGATGCTCACCTCCTTGTCGTAGGCAGCATATCCAAGCCTTGTGACTATATCGCCGTCGCGCCCGTCGATTGTCTCAATGGACGTGCGCATTTTCGGCTTCGTAATCGGCGGGAGCGACTGGATGATAAGCCCATTGACGTTGTTGCTCTTCTCGCCGTTCAGCTCGATGTAATTAATCATATAACCACCTCCTATGCGTAGATCGCGTTCGCGACCGTGCGCTCCACGAACTTTCCGGCCACCTCGTCGTCGAGAACGATGTGGACGCGCCCAAGGGCTTCGACAACCGCGTCGACGATTCCGTCGAAGCCACCGAAGCCGGCGCCACCCGATTGATAGTCGACCGATGCCATCGTGCCGTCAATCGAGAAAGCCGCAGCGTCTGGCATGGCGTCCTGCATCTGGCGCGTGACGTTGCCCATCTCGCTCTCGAATCCGACGCCGATACCCTGAGCGATGTACTTGCCGACTTGGTCGCGGAACAGTCGCGAAGGCGAGTGGATGCCGAGGGCGGCCTTCATGCCGTCGAGGATGCCGGACGCAAAGCTCCTCACCTGGTCGGCCAGCCATCCAGCAGCCCCGCTGATGCCGTTCCAAATGCCGTGCACGATGTCGGAGCCGATGCTGAGAACGCGGCCCGGCAGCGACGCCAACCCGTTGACCACCGCGTTGAACATGTTTCTCGCGCCCTCCGCGCCTCTGCTCGCCATCTGACCAGCCCAAGAGCCGAGGTTCGAGATTACGTTACCAAGGAAGCTCGCGATGCGCCCAGGCAGCTGCGAGATGAAGTTGATCGCGTTGCTCAGGAACTGCGAGCCGGCACGCGAAGCGTTGGATGCCATGTTCGAAACCCAGCCAACGACGTTTGAAATGACGCTGCTCAGGAATCTCGCGACGTTCGCAGGAAGGTTCTGGATGAAGTTGACGGCGTTCGCCACGAACTGAGAGCCAGCCGAAGCGGCGTTGCTCGCCATGTCTGCAACCCACGAGATGACGGTGCCGATGACCGTGCCGAGCAGGTAGCCGATGTTGTACGGAAGGTTCTGGACGAAGCTCACGACGTTGCTCACGAACTGCGAGCCTGCGTTAGCCGCCTGTGCCGCCATGTTCGTCACCCATTCGGCGATCGTGGTGATGACGCTGTTCAGCCAGTCGGCGAACATCTGCGGCAGCTGCGAGATTGTGGTGCCGAGGTTCGCGAAGAAGCCCCCGATTGCCTGAATCGCATTGCCGACGAAGTCCTGGATGCCCTGCCACGCATTCATAATCGCGTCTCGGAAGCCGTCGTTGGTGTTCCAGAGCGTGACTATCGCAGCGACCAGCCCAGCGACCAGCCCGAGCACTAGCCCGATTGGGGACGAGAGCTGCACCGCGTTGAGAATCCTCTGCGCCACGGTGAGGCCTTCGGTTGCGGTCTTCCAGCTTCGGAACGCGGAGACCATCGCTTCGACCTTCTGAGCGACCATGATGCCGCCCAACGCTGCGGAGATTCCAGCCAGAAGCGGGGCTATCGTCGGAAGGTTGTCCTTCAGCCACGAGATGCCGTCCTTGATTGGCGGGATGACTGCGGCAACGCCGTCGTTGATTGCGTTGATGAAGCCCGTAACGTTCTCGCTTCCGATTGCATCGTAAATCTGCATCAGGCCGTCGGTCACCGCGGCTTCGAGGTTGCCCACGGCGCCTTCGAAAGTTGACGTGGAAGTAGCGGCCTTCTGGGCAGCGTCGGTGAAGCCCAGATCCATGATTGCCTGATTGAACTCATCAGCCGTGATTTGCCCTTGTGCCATGGCGTCTCGGAAGTTGCCCGTGTAAGCGCCGTTCTTCTGCAACGCTTCCTGCAGCTTGCCGCTCGCGCCCGGAATCGCGTCTGCGAGTTGGTTCCAGTTTTCCGTCGTGAGCTTGCCAGCTCCAGCGGTCTGCGTTAGAACCATCGCCACCGACTGGAACGTGTCGGCGTTACCGCCCGCGACTGCGTTCAGGTTGCCAGCGGCCTGCGTCAGCCCCGTATAGTCCTGAATGCCGTTTGCCGCCAACTGCGCGGTTGTGTTCGCAACCGTGTCGAGGTCGTACACCGTCTGGTCGGCGTACGTCTTCATATCATCCTTTGCTTTGGAGATTGTCGAATCGTCGTAGCCCGCGAAGCTCATGGTGGACTCGAATTTCTTCAGGGCGTCCGAGCTGTCTATTGCTTCGCCTGTAAGATTCTGTATACCGCTTATCGCAGACTGAATCACATTGCCGGCCAGATTGGCGAGTGCGCCCTTGAGTACGGTGAAGCCGCCACCGCCAGCGGCGTTCGCCTTCTCCCCGGCGTCCTGCACGGCCCTTCCGAGTCCTTCGGCGTCTCCCTTGGCTTCGCTCATGGAATCGCCCATGTCATCGGCGGAGTTCGACGCCTTGTCCATCTGGGTGTCGAGCTCTTTAATCTCGGACTGCGTTTTATTGATGTCCGTCTTGGCGTTGTTGATCTGCGCGCGCATGCGCGACATGGCGTTGGCGTTCGAGTCCTGCGCGGCGGTGCTCTTGTCAACGTCCTTGGCAAGCTGCGCGACCACTGCGGCCTGCGCCTTGTACTCGGCGGAAGACGTGCCCAGCTCCTGCCCGATGCGCTCGAGCTTGGCCTTCTCTTCCTCGTATGACTGCACGAGCTTGTCGTGCTTCTGCGTGTTTGTCGCGTACTCGTCGCTCATCTTGGCGTACTGGGCCTGAAGCGTCGAGAGCCGCTGCTTCTGCTGACCCAGCTTCTCGTTGAGGACGCCTTGCTTGGCCGTGAGCGCCTGCGTGCTCGTGTCGCTCTTGTCGTACTGCGACGCCACGAGCTTCATCTCGGACGAAACCTCTTTCAGCCGCTGCGTGATGTTCCGCAGGGCTGCGCGGTACTCGCTCTCGCCCGTCAGCTTGACTGCGCCACCAAAACTTGTCATTTTAAATCACCCCCGTGTTTCACGTGAAACCTTAGAACCATTCCTCATCGCTCTCGGACTCCGCCTCGAGCTTGGCATACGTCATGCCGCTCGCCATCAGCCTAGACTCAAGGTCGAACGTGTCCTTGTACGCTTGATGCAGCGCCCGAAAGCGTCTGAGCGTCAGTCTCCCGACCTCCTTGTCGGACGAAAGCCCCAAGCGCGTCCGCCCGATGAAGTAGTGCCACGCGAAGTTAATGGTCGGGTCGTAGTCGAAAATCTCGTCTTCGTCGTGGATTATGCGTTTTTTGAATCATCCGCCGTGCTGTCGATGACGCTCTTCTGCACCTTGTCCGTCACGGACTCAAGCCCGACCTCGGTGAGGATGCGGGCCACCTTGCGGTGGGTCAGCGGCTTCTCGTCGGTGCCGTTCTCGTCGTTGTCGATGTCAATGCCCTCGTTAATCATCTCGGTGACGCCGAACACGAGCGCCTTGATGTTAGGCTCTCCGTCCTCAGGCTCGGTGAGCTTGCCCCACGCTTCGATGCTGCCGTACTCGTCCTGAATGGCTTCCATCACGTTGAGATCGAACACGAGCTTGTAAGTCTTGTCTCCGTACTCGATTTCCTGCAGCTTGCTTTTCATTCGTTCATTCCTCCTTAAAAAAAGGGCCACGGCGATTGCCGTGGCCCATTATCGCACACACGTTTCAGCTATTCGGATGCTGCCTTGAGCTTGTCCTTGACCCAAGTTACCGCCGCGTCCTTGGTATCGAAGTTCTGCACGGCAGACCAATCGCCGTTCGCGAGCGTGGACGCCGTTCCCTCGATTTCGGGCGTTTTGAACTCGACGCTCTCGCCCTTGGTCTGGTCATCCTGAGACGGCTCGGAGAACTTGACCTTGTAAAGGAACTCGCCCTTGTACTTAATGGCGCCGTTGACCATCTTTGTGATGACTCGTCCAAGTCCGATGTATGGCGCCGTGTCGTTCGCGTTGCGTACCATCTCGCCCTTGTTGGTTGGGCCCTCACTCACGGTATGGCCGAGGATGGGCGCGAAGATCGTATCGTCATCGTCCGCGACGCCGAGAGTGACCTTCGCGGAGTTGAATGTCTTGTCGGACTCCGCGAGCGCGTCATCGGCGTACAGGGTGGCGTCGTTGTTGGTGACGTCAACCTTAGCGGAGACGGCCTTGCCGAAGCTCTTCGCGCCGTCGTAGGACGGAGTGCCGTCCTCGGATTCGGTGAGCTTGCCCCACCAGATGTTTGTAAGTCCAATCTTTGCCATGTCTAAACCCCTCTTTCTTTTGCAAAACTGAGCGTAACGTGGAAGTAGCCAGTATCGCTCTCGTACATGTCCCCAGAAGAGCGGGACGGCTGCCAAGTCCATCCAGCATCTTCGAGAACCTTCTTGACTGCTTCGATGATTGCAGTGTAGTTGCCCTTGCTGTACACGTCAAAATCGTAGTATGTGACGTACCCAAGCAGAGAATCATCGCCAGAGTAAGAGCCGTCGTCGTACTCGCGCGAGTAGATGATGTAAGGCTCGCCGTGCCCATCGTACTTCATGAACCTTACGGGAATTGACGTATCTCCAACGGAGAATCCTGAGAAAAGCTTTTCGATTTCCGCGTTCATCTAATCACCCTTGATGTAGCGGTCCTGAACCTTCATCATCGCCGCTTCGATTTGGCCCTTCTTGAAGCTCCTGCGCATGAACGGGTGACGCGGGTATGGCGATTTGCTGCGCCCGTACTCGAAAAGGTTGCACACCAGCGGCGCGGGCGTCTTCTTCCCGTCCTCGTTCTCGAAGTAGCCGTAGAACGCGACCTTGGTGTTGCGCCCACCGTCTGACGGCGTGTAGTACGGTCTCGTAATCTTCAGGCACTGCATGATTCCAGATCCATTGAAGCTGGCCGGGACGTTGGCTTTGACGTTGGCGAGAACCGTCTTCGCGCCCTCCTGGGTCATTTCCTCGAGCATCTTCTGGGTGTCCTCGCCAAGCTCTTCGAAAACCTTCATCAGCTCGGTCGGCAATTCGACCTCCATCTTTGCCATCAATGGTTCACCTCATCTATGTATCTAAAATGATAGCCTTTGCTATGCTTGCGTACACCCCTAGCAACTGCAGAGACGTTGCTTTGTGACAACCCGAGCGCTTTTGCAGCTTCTGTTGTGCTTACGAAAGTTTCTCCAGTCTCAACGCATAGCACATGCTTGCAAAGCTTTCCGCGCTTATGCGTCTCGCTCATTTTGCGCCTTGTTTCTTCTGACACATGTTTACCGTACATAGGGTTTTTAGAGCCTTTATGCATTTCGCTTAGCTTGCGCTTCGTTTCTGATGTGTGGTGCTTTCCAAGCCAAGGTGCTACATCGCTGTGCCGACCTTTTAGCGACTTGCTTATTTTGCGCTTAGTCTCTTCTGACATTTTGCCTGATGAATTGCCGCCATGCTCTACGGTAGACTTTGCCATTTGGCGCGGTATGTCTATAGACGGTGTATCTTTCCAGATCTTTATATTACTACAAGCTTCGCCTGTATCTCCAACTCGACGTTCGCGTAGTCGATGTTGTTGAGATACTGAATCTCGTATCGCCTTCCGTCGAACAGCACCACCATGTCGCGGTCGATTTTGGTTGTCGGCGGGTAGCGGATCGTGAAATTCGTCGTTGCCGCTTCGAAGCTCGTGCCGCTCTTGATGAGCGTGTACCCGCTCGTCGTTCTCACGCTCGCGTAGGCTTCCAGCACAGGCTCGTCAACCGTGGTCGGGAACCCCTCCGCGTCGTGCGATACCTTCGGCCTGACGATCTGGATGCGGTGGTTGTACTTTCCCGCGTTAATCATCTCGCTTCACCGCCGACGGCAGAAGGTTGATGGAGTGCATGTCGAGGATGCTCTGCACAGTCAGATTGACGTTCGCGGAATCGACGTACAGCGCTCGGTTGTCGTACATGTCTTGGCACAGCACCAGAAGCGCTTGGACGAAGTCTTGAGACCCGTCAAGCTGCGCGGTCGTAAGCCCCGTGTACTTGCACATGTACGCGATTGCCGCGCCGATAATCGTCTTGAGGAACCCTTCCTCGGAAGCTGTCACCTCGCCGACCCGCAGGAATTCCGCAAGGTCGGTCGAGGTGACCTCCGAGACTTTCTCAATCTGGCTCATGTCGTTTCCCCCTTACTCTTGGGGATTCGGCTCCCCAGATTTCTTGGTGCTCCTGCCGCGCTTGGGCTTGACCTCTTCGATGTAGCCAGCCTTCAGCAGGTCTGCCACCAGCTCGGCGTTGTCAATCTCGCGCGTCTCGCCCTCGTACATCGAGATTGCGCCGCTGAAAGACTTCAACGCCTTATGCACTAGCCATCACCAGCTTTGCGAGCTTCTGCTCGTTCTGCACCTTGGAGTCGAACTCGAACCAAGCGACAACGCCCGTGGCGTGCTCGTCGGCGTACTTCTCGCGGAGAACCTGGGTCGTGATGTTCTCGGAGAACTTGGTCGCGAGTCCAGTCATGTCGCCGTAGTAGATGACGGTCTTGTCGCCAGCGATGTCGGGCATGTTGTCGGACACGTAGACGGGCTTGCCGAGAAGGACGGTGCCGAAGGGGCTGGAGATGTCATCGTTGAGCAGGTAATGGCCGTCGGAACCCTTAAGCAGTCGGAGCGCCGTGCGGGTCGCGGTGGACATAATCCAAATCGCGTTGTTCTGGTAAACATCCTTGATGGAGTCCTTCAGCTTCACAACCTCGTCGGCGGTGATAGCGTTAGCAGCCGCTGCGGTCACCTTGTTCTTCATGGTGGAAAGGCCAGTCACCTTGTCGCTCGTGCCGATAAGCAGCTCGTGCTCGATGAAGCGCGCGATGTCCTCGCCCATCTGGTTGACCACGAAGGAAACGATATCGAACTGGCTGTTGTTAATCAGGCTGTTGCTAATCTTGGAAAGCGCACCAGCCAGGAAGCCGTCGAGCGGGATGTTCTTGAACTTTCCGTTGCTGGAAGTCAGCGGGGTGAACTCCTCGGCGTAAGCAACGGTGATGCCGCCGTCCTCGATGTCGTAGTACGGAATCTGGAGCTTGCCCTTGACGGGGTACTTCTGCGACTTCTCCAGAATCGGCGAAACGTCGTAGACCTTCTTGATGATCTGCTGCGCGATGGTGGTCGGGATGACCGAACCGTTGTCGGTCTTGGTCAGCTCACCCGCACGCTCGTGAACGACGCGGCCACGGATGAAGTTCTCGAACGCTCGGGTGTCCTGCTGCTCCTGAGTCGGCTTCGGCTCGCCGCCACCGGGCGTAGGCTCCTGCTTCGGCTGCTTCTCCTTGGAATCGTCAAGCTCGTCGCCGATCTTGAGCGCCTCCTTGATGCGCTTAACGTCATCTCGAATCTCGGCCAGCTCCTTGGCCTCGTCCTCGGTAAGCTCGCGCTTGTTGACCTCGGCGTCGGCGAGAATCTTCTCCGCCTTCTCAATCTTGTCGTTCTTCAGCTCCACGAGGTTCTTGTAGCTCAGGGAGCGGGTGTGGTAAATCTTCGGCATGTTAGCACTCCTTCATCTCGGCAATCATTGCCTTGTATTTGCTGTAATCGATTTGCTTGGTTTCACGTGAAACATCGTCGGGCTTGTCCTCACGCGTCTCACGTGAAACGTCGTCTCCGTCGAACGGGTCGGAGACGAAAATCCTGTCCTCGGAATCCTCGCTGCGGGCCATGATGAGCGTTCCGTCGTAGGCTGGCACCTTGGAGCGGTCGAGGATGGATACCTCCTCAAGGTCGAGGTCATTCACCTCGCGCGTGAGCATGCCGTTCTCGACGCCGTTCTTGACGTCGCGGTCGTAGAAGCCGAAAGACCAGCCAACCAGATCGCCGCGCTTGGCCATCTCCATGACGTCCTTGTCGGAAGTGGTGAACTTCGCGCGGAGTCCGATGTTGTCCTCAGCCAACTCGAGGTTGCCATTCTTCGTGCTGCCCAAATCCCGCTGCCAGTCATGGTTGAGCAGGACGTGAACGTCGTCGTTTCGCTTCAGGGCGCGTGCGAAAGCGCCCGCCTTGATTCGCTCGATGAACTTCCCCATGCGCGAAAGCAGCGGCTTTGAGTTGCGCTCGACGGCATTGACGTATCCCTCAATCTCTACGCTGTCCTCACGAATGTTAATATGCATTGATTTCACCCCCTTGCGCTTGAATTGCGCTGCCAGAATCCGAAATGCCGCCCGCCTTGGTCGAGTCCGTGTTAGGGGTGTACATCTCGCCAGTGGTCGTGTTGAACAGGACGGAGCCGAGTCCGAGGTCGATGAGGTCAAGCCCAGGAATCTCGTTCATGTTCTCGTTGTGGCGCATTTCGTTGATTGCCATTATGCCACAATCCTTTGCGAGCTTGTACGTCTCAAATCGCTCCTTCAAGCTCGCCTTGATAATCTCGCGGCTGTCGAACGCGAAGAAGTAATTTCGCTTCTCGCGCTCAAGAAGAAGGTCGCGGTTGAGCGCCGTCTCGAAAGCCCGCACGATTGGGTAGATCGCGAACTTCCACGTCTCCTCGAAGTTGTCCCTGATGTGGAAGATGCCGTTGATTTCGTCCGCCATCGTCCGCTTGTTCTCGTTGAGCTGCATTTCCGTCGATGTGCTGCTCGCTTCTTGGAACTCAAGGCCGTTGTTGAGCACCACGACATTCTCTTCGGAGTTGCCGTAAAGGTTCGACCATGCGCTCTTGAGCGCGTCGATTTCCTCTTGGCCGAGCTTGCGCTGCGACTTCAGGAACCCGCGCTTGTTTCCGCCCGCCTTCACCAACCCCAGCTGGTACATGAGCGTTTGGTATCCAGTCTCAAGGGCCTTCGCGACTTCGACGGTAAGGCCGACGCCAGAAGCGCCGTCCTTTGTGTTGCGAAGAATCTTGACGAACTCGAACGGCTTGTACGTGTCAGCGCCCACGATGATGTCGTATGACTTGTGAATCGGGTCGCTGTTGATGCTGATGCTCACCGCGTCGCACTTTACATAATAAAGGCCCGTCACGTCGTTGCGGCTGCGCTCGATGTAGCAATAGCCGCCCTTGCCCATGAGGTAGTCCTCGACCATCGCCTTCTTGAGCTGGAACCCGTCTAGCGTGTCCCCAGTATCGCCGTTCAGCATCTTCGTTCGCTGGTCGTTCTCCACCTCTTCGACCGCACCCTTCTTGGTGCGGTACAGGCGCACTGGCATACATGCCACGGCACTCGTGATGAAGTCAACCGCGCCGGATACTGCGGGGAGCATCATCGCCTTGTCTCGATCGATGGGCTCGTTTGCGAGCAATGCCCGCAGGAGCACGTCGTTCACTGTGCCGTCATTGCCGATGACGTTCTCGGCGGAGCGCTTGCGCTCCCATCTATCGCTGAACCATCTCATGTAATCCCCCCTTATATGACCTGAACCGTAAAGTCAGGCATTTGATTGAAAACCACGTCTTGTTGCAGCAAATATATCGCGTTTATCAAGGCGACGACCATATCGACCTTACCCTTTGACCTCTTCTTCTGAACGTACATGTTGCGGTTCGTGTCATACGAGCATCGCGCGTTCTGGAAGTTGATTTCGAGCAGCTTGTTGTCTGTGTACTCGAACTCGCCGCAGAGAATCTTCTCCTTGAGCAGCTTTGTCGGCGGATGGAGCACGCTGGAATGCTGCCTGATTTCGACCGTGTTGTATCCCGCGCCTTCCAGCTTCTGCGCGGTACTGAGAGCGTTCCAGCGGTCGTAGCCGATTGCCTGCACTTGCACGCCGTACTTTTCCTCGACGCCGAGAATGAAGTCCTCGACAACCTTGTAGTCGATAACCCTGTCCCCACAGGCGATGCACTTCCCAGCTCTGACGAACTCGTTGTAGTCAATCTTTTCGTATGCGTTCTTCTCGGGAATGCGCCCATCTGGCACGAAAGCGAAAACATCGGCGAGGATGTTGCCGTCATCGTCTGCCGCCGCCATTGCAACCGCCGTGTTGTCGTTCGTTTCCGAAAGGTCTAGCCCCAGATACACGACGCGGCCCTTCCAGTCTATGTCTGCGACCTTGCAAGCCTGAACGTCCGCGGCGTCGATGAACGTCTCGGTGCCCTGACCCTGATAGATGATGTTGCAGTGCTTCGTGAGGAAGTTCTCTCGTGCCGATTCGACCGCAATAGCGTAGGCGCGTTTCTTCTTCAGGTCCTCCCAGATCTCGGGAATCTCCAAGCTGACGGGGTTGGCGTGGCGCATCACTAGATCGTCGGTCATCCAATCCTTTGTTTCGTCTGGCTCGTAGAGCAGCGCGAACAGCGTATCATCCTCGGCAATGCCGTCGAGAACCTTCTTGGCGTATGCGACCTCGTCCTCGAAAGGGTTGTCGATGGTCGGGTACTTGGTGCTGATGATGAATCCGAGCTTGTTCAGGATGTTGAGCTGACCAGACTTCATGGCTTCGACCGCGTAGCTCGTAGGAAGCGCACCAACCTCGTCCGCGCAGAACGCGCTTGGAAGTCGGCCATCCATTCGCGAGGTCGAATAGCTCAGGGGGACGTATGTCGAGCTTTTCGGCTTGAACGTTATGTAGTCGCGGAGAATCTTGAATCGCTTGTCGCCCTTGTACTCGTACACCAGCGGGGACGAGCGCAGCGTCTGCGATATGGCTTCGCGAATCTGCCTTGACAGCGCCCCGTCTGGTGCGACCGAGAAGAACTCCGCGAATCGCGGCTCGGTCAGCATGAGGATGATGAAGATGGTCGCCACCGTGTAAGTCTTGAAGTTCTTGCGGGCGATTTCCAGCAGCCCTATCTCATAGCGGCGCTTCTCAGGATTGTCGCGGTAGACGGTGCACAGAACGGCGATGTACAGGAACCATTGATAGCCAGTCGTGCATTCGTAGAGCGTCTGCCCATCCTTCAGACCCTTCGGCATGACGAGCAGTTTGAGAATCGACTCCACCTGGCGAATCTTCTCGGCGCTGACGAAGTACTTGTCGCTCTTGCCGTCGCAGACGTCCATCCAAAGGCGCATCTGCTTCTTGACGTACTTCGGGGTGGTGTCCGCGCCTATCGCAAGCTCGCAGTACTCGTAGCCTCTATTCCTCGCCATTGTCCTCACCGTTGATTATCGCCATGAGCGGATCGTAACCAGAGTCGCGCTCCTCGTCCTCCTTGGCGAATCCCTTGATGATTTTCATGAGCGTTGTAACCGTGCGGTTTGCGCTGTCTGTGGTCTTGTTGTACTCGGTCACGGCGGGGTTGACGTAGATGTTGGCGCGACCCTTCACGTACTCCTTCGTCACGAGCGTTCCAGTCTCGCGAATCGCCGTTTCAAGCTCGGTTAGGTTGCTGAGCTGAACCTGATACCGCTTGAATGTCGTGGCGAAGAAGAAATTCGTCTGTACGCCTGTCTCTTCCGCGATCTTGAGAATCTCGCGCGCTTGCTCGTCTAGCGATTGCTTAGCCATTCTCGATACCTCTCTTCATATGCGTCTCGAAGTAGTTGGCGAACTGCCAGTTCCGGCACGTGCAATAGGATTTCGTTCTGTAATGCCTGTCCGCCGGGTTGTTGTATTTCGCGTCGATTGGCAGGCGCTCCGCTCCCTCGATTCTCACCGTCACGCCATTCGAAGAGTAATCGATTGTGCTCCCGTCCTTGCGCCTGAACGCCAGATGGAAGTTGTTCTCCCACCTGTAGGGTTGCGAGGCTCCGCAGAGGTAATACACGTCTCCGCCAAGCTCTATGTCGTGCGCTTCCCTCAGCCTGTTGTTGATTCTGCCGTCATAGTCACCTACAAGGCATCTGGCGCAATGGCACGACAAATCGACATCCCTCACGGACTTAAGCCAAAGGTATCTGAACGTTCCCTCGACCTCTATAGACTTGATAATCATCGAATCGCTCTCCTTTCTCCCATAAAACCTTGCCCAACGCCCTTTTCACGTCTCCGTTGCGCTTGTAGCTTCTGCCGTTCGGAAGCGGGAGGTCGAACTCGAAGTCGATGGCGTCTATGTACCGCTGCAACGGCAGCTCCCTGACCTTCACCGCTTCGCATTGCCAACTGCTGCCGTACTTCCGCCAGTCGAGCTTGACGATTTCGAATCCGCTCTCTTCGAGCGACTTCTTGATTTGCTCTTTGCTGTGATAGTGCTGGAAATACCACTTCCCGCTTCGATAGTTCGCGCTGAAGTTGTCGGCGTCCAAGAACTCGATCGCACGCCATGCGTTCGCAGCGTCCTTCTTGCACTTCATCATCCGCGTCACGGCATCCAGCGGCCTTCCGCTGATGAAAAGCCTGTCGCTTGCCATGAGGTTGAGGAAGTCGATTACGCTACGCTCGGCCTTCACGGAGTCAACACTGTTCAGCACGCTGTCGCATACGACCACGTCGAACTTCCTGCGCTCTTGCAGGTACTCCACCAAGGCGTCAATCATGCGGTTGCCCTTCGACACGTCTATCGCCTTGCCGTTGTTGTTGAAGAACTCCACGCCCAGCGCGTCGTACCCGCGAGACTTCAGGTGCTTGATGTAATCGCCCTTGCCGCATCCGAAATCGAGAACCGTGCTCGCCGAAGAGTGCTCTTTGAGATACGGAATCACGTGCCACACGTACAGCGTCGAACGCTGTGCGCGCTTGCCATCGTCGCGGCTCACGCTCCTGTACAGCTGCGCAAGACCCTGGACGTAGGTGTCGCGCTTGATGTGGTCGTATGAATATTCGCCATAGTCCTCGCCGAAGTAGTGGAGCAGATCGTCGTGCATCGAATCGTCGCAGACGTAGGCGTTGACCTTAAGGCCGAGAACCTTGCACGCCTTGACGTAGTCGCCGCCGAGAATTACATCGCCCTTGCATATGACGGCGGACAGCACGTTTCCGTACTTCAGCGTAAGCCCGCAGATCTCCTTCACGACTGTCGCGGTGTTCTTGATTGCCGTGAAGTCCTTGTTGTCTAGTTCGATGAACTTACCGTGCTCTGCTTCCCCGTCGAACGTCACCCTGACGGTTCCGGATTCGGTCGCGTTGTGAATCTGGTTGAACTTGATTTCGTCACCGAGGTTGATTCTCTCGACGTACTGCACTGGGACTGTCTGAATCCCCACGAGACGCGCGGCCTTCGTCCTCTGGTGTCCAGCGATGATAACGTTGTCCTTGCGGTTTACGAGAATCGGCACGATTAGCCCGAACCTGCGTATGCTCTTGCAAAGCTCCTGCTGCTGCTCCTTGGTAATCTTTCGCGGGTTGTATGCGGCAGGCTTCACCGCGTCGATGCTAACTTCAGTCACCATTGATGAGCCACCCCACAAATCCGTAGCTGATCCCGTTCGCGTCCAGATACTGGTCGAGCTTGGAGCGAATGAGCTTGTACTCTTCCTCGGTGAGGATGATTGTCGAGCCGTCGAGCTTCATCTTGTGCTCCTGCGACATAGCGTCTCCGATTTGCTCGTCGTCAATCGGCTCCATGTCATCTGAGACCTCGATTGCAGAGTCATCGAACCCGAACTCGGCCATGTCGATTTCGTCTATGCCCTCAAGCTCAATGTCTAGCTTCTCCATGTCCCATTCGGCAAGCTCTCCCGTCTTGTTGTCGGCCAGACGGAACGCCTTGACCTGCTCGGGCGTCAGATCGTCCGCCACGATGACGGGGACCTGCTTCAACACTTCCCGATAATCGCAATTATCTGTAGAAAAGTGCGTGTTTTCAACATTCATGCCGATAGTTTTCCACAAACCCCTGCGCTTTAAAAACTTAGTGTCTTCTCATGGCAGGTTAGATAGCCGAGCACGCTCAGTTTTCAACACCTTGGGCAGGGGGGGAATGTTGAAAAGTCCCATAGACCACGTGCTAGCTAATGTCTGTGCATGTAGCCATCTATCGCGTGGCTTCGCCAATCCTAGCTAGAGCCAGCCCTCTTAGATAGTCCTTGTCTATGTCCCCATCGTCCGCCATCCTGTGATGCATCCTGCATAGGCACACTAGGTTGTCGTCCTCGAGCAGTCCGTCCGGATCATCGCGTAGCTTGTCTATATGGTGAACCTCCAGCCCCTCGGTCGTGACCTTCCCTTTGTCCCGGCACACCTCGCACATCCAGTGTGCATCGT